CTCCTAGAGTAATTGCTATGGAGCCTACCTGTATGCAATATATGCAGCAGGCTGTGCTTCGTCGCTTGCTCTTGCATCTCAACAACGATGACTTGTTGTCGAGGTGTATCGGTTTTGACGACCAACTCCCTAACCAGGAGTTGGCTCGTCGCGGTTCGATTGATAACCGAACTGCGACACTCGATTTGAGTGACGCTTCCGATAGAGTCTCCAACCAGCTCATACGAGCAATGTTGTCTCGCTGGCCTCATTTGTCAGAGGCTGTTGATGCAACAAGATCTCGCAGGGCTGAACTTCCCAATGGCGAAGTAATTCGCCTTGCGAAGTTTGCGTCTATGGGTTCAGCGCTCTGTTTTCCGTTTGAAGCAATGGTCTTCACGACATTGATCTTCCTCGGTATCCAGAGATCGCTTAGTATGCCACTAGCCCGTAAGGACTTATTTGACCTTGCGGGAGAGGTGCGCGTCTTTGGGGATGATCTCATTGTCCCCAAAGATCACGTGCATTCCGTTGTCAGCGTGCTCGAACATTTCGGTGCTCGAGTAGGGGCTGACAAGAGCTTCTGGACTGGTAAGTTCAGAGAGTCTTGTGGTCGGGAGTACTTTAATGGGCACGATGTTAGCATAACTCGTGTCCGGCAAGCGTTTCCGACACAACGGCATGACGCTAGGGAAGTAATCTCACTTGTCTCTCTTCGTAATCAACTCTATATGAGTGGTTACTGGAAGACAGTGAGTTGGCTAGATAGGAAAATTGGAAAGTTATTGACACACTTTCCGACTATCCAGCCTGCCTCTTCCTTGCTGGGCAGGGTGAGTTTTCTGGCTGAGAATGTGAAAGCATTCTCGTCCGCGAGACTTCACCCACGTCTCCAAAGCCCCATAGTCAGGGGCTTTGTAGTGGAGGCCAAACCCCCCAAGGACTTCCTTGAGGGAACTGGTGCCCTTCTCAAGTGTTTGCTTAAGTTGGACTCGGATAGTAGTTTAAGGCATTCAATTGCCTGCTATCCTTCCAGCATCTCCTTGAACGGCCTTGCGGCCGTTGAGGAAGCCATTAGAGAGAGATCTCCGATGGTTTTAGGCAACCACCTGGAACGTTATGGGCGTCCCAAGTCGCTTAGCATAAAACTTGGGTGGAGGTCACCCCTCTAGGGGATGGCTGGGACCAGGCATTGCCTGATCCTGAGGGAGAGTCCTGAG